CGTTGATGTCGTGGTTGTCGTGGATGTTGTGGTAGATGCCCATGTTGTAGTTGTCTCCTGAATAGTTGTAGTCGTAGTAGGTGGCAAAGTTGTAGTAGTTGTAGTCGTAGTAGTTGTGGTGGTTGTAGTAGTTGTAGTCGTTGTAGTTGGACTAGCGGTTGTTGTAAACGCTGAGTCAGGAACAATAGCCCATCCCTGATTGTTGATATTCCAGGCAAGCATTACACATGTTGACCCGCCATCTTCGTACATCCACAAATTCAAAGAATGGCTGCCTGCACTAATGTCTATCTGTCCAGATGCCATCCATGTGCAGTGCTGGTAGTTCCAGTTGCCCCACTCGTTCCCGCCGATGTCAATGATGCCACCGTCATCTGTTGCATACCAAAACTCTATGGTGTTATGTTCCGGTATCTCGATAAACCCTGTCATGTGAACCATGAAGTAGTCAACAGTGCAGTCTTCAAACGGTTCACCGTTGTAGGAACGGTTGATGTTGTTTTCCACTTCACTACCGCAAACGGTATAGATGTCATCTGACCGTGTTGGAGGTACGGTATCTATTGCGTAATAAGTAGTCTGTAGCCCTGCTACTGGTTCAGCGTTGGCTTGCGGCGCAAACAACGCCAAGATTGCTACTGGCGCAAATATCAGCCAACGAGAAGGCATGTTTTACTAAAGGTTGTAAAACAGAATCCAAGAAAGCGTTGCTTCATCCCAACGATATTCACCAGTTTCAATTGCAGGTTTATCTACAGGTGCTTTCCAATCATTATTTGCATCCAATATCCATGAATCATAAGGTTTTAAAGAAACAAACTCATCACGAATTGAATCATAATAAAATCCTGGTTGAGCAAATTGTTTGCGAATATTGTTGTTGTAGGAAGTACGGATGCAAGGCTGACCACGAAAATTTGCGTAATGTGTTTCCCAATCAGAAATGCCCTGAACAACTTCGTTTTCGTTGCGACCAACAATAACCTGTGTCACAATATTGTTTTCGTCTAAAAATGCGTAATGAGCCATTATGGAATAATCGGTCCTGTTCCGCCAGTAAAAGTATAAACATGATAACCAGAGCGAGATACCGTGCTAAGAGAATAGGTTAATCCAGCATCAATACTTGCCAAAGGTCCATTTGAAGATAGATAAGCCAAAACAACACGACCAGAACCACCAGTAGTGTGAGTGCAATATGCGTTTCCACCACCACCTGAGCCAGTGTTTGCTGAACCGTTTGTACCTTGAGCGCAACCATAGTTGTAGTTGGAACCTGTTCCAGCACCGCCCGACCCGCCAGCAGCCTGAGATGTTCCACCGCCATTTCTTGCTGAAGCACCTCCTCCGCCACCTGCATATGTTGCGGAAGAACCAGTTATGGATGTTGCCCGACCAGCACCACCAGTAGCACCTTGGTTTAATGAACCGTTTCCACCGTTGCCACCAGCACCACCACCTCCGCCACCGCCATCATGTCCTAAATTGTAATCACCATTACCCGATTGCGAACCACCAGAACCTAGGTATAGGGTTCCACCAGTAGGGGTTGTTGAACCGTCACTAATTCCACAGACAGAAATAGAGTTGGCGGCACCAACAGTTAAAGTAAATGCTGTACCAACAGTAAAAGTTTGGCTTCCTTCAATCCATCTACCACCAGTGCCACCTTGGATGCCAGTTTGAGTGCTTCCATTACCACCATTAATCGCTAAATATTCTGAAGAAAATGAAGCACCGCCACCACCACGCCAATAAGCGTCAGCCTGATTAGTGTTACCACGCCGACTGCGTGGTGCCAAAGCACCACCGCTAACCGAGGCACCCCCACTAGTGTTCCGAGTAAAACTAGGCATCTACGATGACCTTACGCTGTAATGCGGTTGACGTACCCGTGAATCAAGATAACGTTTGCCGTGCCAGCAAAAGCCTTAACAACCTTTGGAGTTGTATTGCCCTGCAGCACAAGACCCGGAACAATAAGATACAAACCGTTCTCAGCCTTAACTGTGTATTCAATGTTGCCTTCAGGAGCAGTTGCTTCGCCCCACTCAATTGTCAACTTAACATCGGTTCCAGACGAGTTAACAGCGTAAAGCCAAATCTCGTCAACCGTAGTAGCAACGTTTGCTGCAGTATGAACAGTCGTACCTGCTGTTGCGGTAGCAGCAACCTTGACAGCAAGGCCAGTGCCTGTTGTCATCGTTGTTGCTTGGAATGCTAGTTTAGTGAATGTTGCCATATCTTTATAACCTTTCGTTACCTAAAGTGAAAATATTTGTTGCTCAACCGTGTCATAACGGTTGAATATCTGTAGTTCTAGCCACTCTTCAAAGTCATCATAGTCAAAGTTCTCAATGTCAAACTGAACTGGGTAAACATCCACAAAGTAACTATTGAACAAATCGCCCAAAGTCTCACCCGTAGCACCCTCGTCCTTAAGCCACTGGTAAGCCAGTGTCCCACGATACTGCAAGCCCTTCTCAGACCAGAACGTGTACAGCAAGTCACCAAGGGTCTGACCGGCAGATGGGTACGAGGCTGACAAAGCCTCGAACATCGCATCGTTGGTTGTTGCCATTACTTGGAATACCTGTTGTGTTGCTTGTCTATCGCTTTTTCACGGCGTTCTTTTGACGTCATGTGATTCATAACAAAATTCTTTTTAGGGTCATTTTTTGGGTACCTAAGCCTGGCGCCAGGAAGTGCCACACCACCAATCTTTACTTTTGGATTCCAATATTTATCAACAGCCTTAGCCCATGCTTCAGGTTTTGGCTTTGCCCGACCTGCTGCAGCACGATTTGCACCAGTGGAATGACCCTGTCCAGTTTCAATAGCCCTAGGTTTCTTACTCGTTGCCATAATCCCTCAATTCAAACGTCACCATTTGCTTCTTATCATCTACACCACAAATCGGACAAAGCCAGTCAGTTACCTGAGGAGGATACTCCTCACCACAATCAGGGCAGGTCAACAAAATCAAACAGCCCTCAACTTAACCCGACCAGCCTTCTCACGTTCTGCGATAGTGGCAATCAACGAATCCAATTCGGCATCCGTCAAATCCACTGTCTTCTTATTAGAGCTAATCGTTACTGATGGCGGAGCCATCCGATTAGTCGCTTTCAAATACAGTTCAGCGGATTTGGTATCACCTTCCAGAGCCTTGTTATACAGGTTGTCCAGAAGCTTCTGGGTTCGCTCTGGCGAACCCTGAATGTCATCCACCTGTGTCTTCCATCGACTACGGAAGATGTCCTTCTTTTCCCACCTACGCATCGTTGATATATCAACTGTGTTCTCCAACGCATACTTGTTCTTAGAGGCTGGCACACGCTCCGCAGGAGCGGTGCACAGCCAATCCAAATACTTCTCCTGCGCTGCAGTAAGGGTCATCTCTTCGTTTTGTTTCATCATCTAAAGGTGCGTTTGTTACACCACTGTGAGTGGTTGTGTACTCACTGTAAGTTAGGTAACGAAGAAATGTAACAGTACCAGGGGGGAGCGGAACACCGTGAGCGACCCAAGAGCGGAACACCCAGAGCTACTAGAAGAGAAGCGCAATCACCTTCGGTGATTGCTGAATACACAAGGTAGGAAACAATGGCAAAGCAAGGTCCCTGTTGGGAAGGTTATGTACAATTTGGAATGAAGAAGCTAGGCAAGAAAATGGTTCCTAACTGTATCCCTGCACCAAAAAAGAAAGCAAAGAAACGATAATGCCTAAATCATCCAAGCACTACCTACCTAACGGCAAAGAGTACAAGGGTGCCATTCATAAAATGAATGGCCAAGTACACACTGGTGCCATGCACAGTGCGTCAAGCAAAGTCCTAAGCCACAGCAAGCCAAAGAAAAAGTAATGGCTAAGACAGCAGCATGGACCCGAGCAGAGGGAAAAAACCCAAAAGGGGGACTCAACGCTAAAGGTCGAGCCTCGTACACCAAAGGCACCCTTAAACCACCAGTCTCAGCAAAGCAAGCAGCCAAATCCCCTAAGTCTGCTGCACGTCGTAAATCCTTCTGTGCACGAATGGGAGGAATGCCCGGTCCTGCAACAAAACCTAACGGCAAACCAACCCGTAAAACCCTCGCTCTACGTAAATGGGATTGCTAATATAATTTTGCATTAAGGTACCCTATTAAAAAGGTACCCCCCCTATGTTTTTAGGATAACGCTCTCGCCCTGAGCAGATACCATC